AATAGTACCTAGGAAATGGCAGCCCTATTAACTGATCAATTTAGAATTTTTTCTGCGAGAAAATTCATTAAAGCACTTGAGGGTCCTGACGCAACTCAAAGTGATTCTGCGGCGGGAACTAATAGAGATAGAGTTTACGTCTTTATCGGAAGACCTCAACCTTGGGATAATGAAAATTCACCTCCTCAAGCGGTGGATTCTTTTTCTGAGTTTTCTAATTCTTTCGATGATATGATTTCTTTGAAGAGGGTTCTTGCTGCGGACACTATTCAAGTTGTTCGTCGTATTGATTGGACTGCTCCAGAAGATACTACGGGTGGTCTTGGTTTTACATATGACATGTATCGTCATGACTATTCCCCTAGTAAAACTGCTGCCTCTGGTGCTACTAAATTATATGATGCGGATTTTTATGTTGTAAATTCACAATATCAAGTATATAAGTGTATTTTCAACGGTACTTCTCCTTCTGATCCTAATGGTAAACCTTCTACAGTTGAGCCTACTGGTACTTCCACTAGCATCATTACTACTGGTGATGGATATCGCTGGAAGTACATGTACACCATTCCTGTTGCCTCAGTTCTCAAGTTTTTCTCCAATGATTATATGCCAGTCTTTACAAATGACTCGGTAAAAACTAATGCGGTTGGTGGAGAAATTGATACTGTCGTAATCAATGCTGCTGGTTCTGGATATAATAATGGCACTTATGATAATGTCGCTATCAATGGGGATGGCACTGGTGGTCGTGTTTCTATTGTTGTTGATGGTGGTAAGATTACAAGTGCTACTGTAACTTCTGGCGGCACTGGTTACACATTTGGTCAAATTAGTATTGGATCTATCACTGGAATTGGAACAGGAACTAGTGGAGAAGTAGATGTCATTATTCCACCCCCAAATGGTCATGGTTATGATTCTGGTATTGAGATTGGTGGTTTCCGAGTAATGATTAACGCAAAACTCTCGTATGATGAGGGTGCTGGTGATTTTCCTATTGATAATGATTATCGTCGTATTGGATTGATGACAAATCCTTTAAAATTTGGAACTTCAGAACTTCTTGCAGATCTTACAGTTTCTGCAACAAAAGCAGTCATCTTTTCACCTACATTCCAAGGTAATTATGTTCCTGATGAAATTATTACTCAACAAAGAACTGTTGGTGGTACAAATGTTACTGCTCGTGCAAGAGTTATTTCTTGGAATGCTACTACTAAAGTTTTGAAGTATTATCAAAACTCTGTTGATGGTATTTTCCCTGAAGTTACAGGCACTCAGAATGAGTTTGATGGTTCTAATGTTATTAGTGGAGCAACTTCTGGAGCATCTGGACAACCAGACACCAATTTTCCAGCAGTTCCAAACTCTTCTTCAAGAACTATTAATAATACCGAATATGATCTTGGTATGAGATTTACTAGTGGTTATGCAAAACCAGAAATTGAACCAAACAGCGGTCAAGTTGTTTATATAGATAATAGAAGAGCAATCAGTCGTGCAAACGACCAGGTAGAAGACATCAAAATCGTAATCGAGTTCTAATGGCACAAAACACTAATTTAAACGTCACACCTTATTACGACGACTTCGATAAGGACAAGAATTTTTATCGAGTGCTGTTTCGTCCTGGATTTCCAATTCAGGCGAGAGAACTCAGCACTATGCAGAGTATTCTGCAAAACCAAGTAGAGTCTGTCGGCACACATCTGTTTAAAGATGGTGCAATGGTCATCCCAGGTCAAGTAGGTTATGACTTGGATGTACAGGCAGTATTAGTTCAAGAATCTTTCTTAGGTAGTGATGTTGAGACTTATAGAACTCAATTAACTGGAACTATTATTGAAGGTTTAACTACAGGAGTTAAAGCAAAGGTTCTATATAGCATTTCTGCTTCAGAATCGGAAAGAGGTTATATCACATTATATGTAAAATATATTGATTCTGGTGATACAACTTCTGCTACTGGTCTTAAAACTTTCCAAATTAATGAGCAGTTAATCACCGATAAAGAAATTACATTTGGTTCTACTCTGATTGAGATTGGAACTCCTTTTGCCCAACTTCTTCCTGTTAACGCTACTGCTGTAGGTTCTACTGCATATATTAGTGATGGTGTTTATTATATTAGAGGTCATTTTGTAAATGTTCCTTCTTCCTATTTAATTTTAGATCAATACACTAGCACTCCTTCTTATAGAGTTGGACTTGAAGTTTTAGAATCTATTATTACACCTGAAGATGACGAATCTCTAAATGATAATGCTGCAGGAACATCTAACTATTCTGCGCCTGGTGCTCATAGATTTAAAATTCAAACTCAGTTTGTTAAAAGATTAATTACGGATGAAGCTGATAAAGACTTTATTGAATTACTGAGAATTAATAATAGTAGAATTGAAAATTTTGTTGAGAGAACTGAATATAGTGAACTTGAAAAGTCTCTTGCTCGTAGAACATTTGAAGAGTCTGGAGATTATGTAATTGATACATTTGATATTAAACTTAGAGAGCATCTCAACGATGGTTTTAATAATGGTGTATACGTTAAAAATGAAACTTCCGCAGATGGAAACACTGCTTCAGATGATAAGTTAGCGATTGAAATTTCTCCTGGTAAAGCATATATTAGAGGATATAGAACTGAATTTATTTCCCCACAGTATGTTGATGTTGATAAACCAAGAGATACTGAAACTCGTGAAAATGGAATCATTAACTTTAATCTTGGTAATTTTGTAAAAGTTTACGATATTCATGGTTGGCCAGAAGTGTCTGGCGATGGTGTTACCGATGCATATCAGATCTTAAATCTTTATGATGATTGGTCTGCAAATGCAACGAGTGCAGTTAAATCTGGTGCCAATCGTATTGGAAGATGTAGAGTTGTTCAACTCCAGAGATCTAGTACTGCCTTAGCTGCAACATCACCCTTTGGAACTACTCCATCAGTAACTGGTGGTGTGTATAATCTGCATTTTATGGATGTGCAGATGTTTACAGCATTGAATATTACAAATCCTGTAACATATACTGTAGGAACCAAAATTGTTGGTGCTACATCGGGTGCTTCTGGTTATATTGCTGATACTGGAAATAACACTCATTACATTTACCTTGAGCATGTAGATGGAGTGTTCTCTAATGGTGAAAAACTTCAAATTAATGGTAGAGATGCTGGCACATTAGACGCAGCACATACTTATCAACTTTCTGATGTTAGATCTTCTTTTGGTCTTGATGGTTCTCAGAATATTAGATTTGGTGCAAACTGGATCTTAAATGATTCTCGTCCCATCGAATCCTCTTCTGTAAAAACTGATGAAACTACTGGAGATGTTCTTACTGTAGATACTATTGGTGCAGCAGATTCTTCTAGATCTGCTGGTACATATAATATTTCTACTGCTGGTGTAACCACTGATGGATCGGGATCTGGCGCTACATTTACTATCGTAGTCGATGGATCTGGCGCAGCTACTATTACTGTAACTGCAGGTGGTAGTGGATATGTTATAGATGAAACTATTAGTGTTGCCGACGCTCAACTTGGTAGCGGTGGCGGTGCAGCATTGACATTTGATGTCGCTAGTGTCGGTCGTGAAGATCTCACTGGATTTAGAACTAGGTTTGAAAAAGATTTAAGACCTGGTGATGTAATTACGCCAACAATCTCAGATGTTGAGGGTAATAATACCATCCGTGTCAAAAGAGTTGATCCGACTAATATTGGAACAACTACATCTAATAAGAGAGCAGGCATTTTAGATGGAGATGTAATTTTTAATTACACTGATCAGATTGCTAGACTTGATAATAGTTTAAAAGTTGGAACTGTTACTGCTGGTGAATATGGTGAGTTTGTTAGATTACGTCCATTTATTTTCCAAAAAGACTATCAGAACGGTGAACTTTCTTTCGACCTTCCAGAAGATGCAATGAAATCTCTGGATGATGAATCATTCTTTGTCTTCAGAAACTTTGCGTCGAAAACTGTAACTTCTGGATCTATTACATTTACATTACCAGAAACTGAATCGTTTGCTGCATTATCTAACGATAATTATATTCTTACTATTATTGATAATGGATCTTCTACAGTATATTCTGATGGACAGAATGTTGATGTTGATGCTGAAGTAGATGCAGGAAATTTAACAACATCTTTTGGTTCGGACAATCAATCTTTCTCTATTAGTGGTCTTACTAATGTTGCAACAGTAACTCTTACTGCACTTGTTTCTAAAAATACTGTTGCTAAAAAGATTAAAACTGCTTCAAAGATGAAGGCACTTAAAGTCTTTAAAACTACTGAAGATGTAGAAGAACAACCAACAGGTCTCACTTATAGTGCTTTGTATGGAACTAGAGTTGAAGATTTAGATATCTCTTTTGGTGTTAATGACGTTTATAATGTTCATGCAATCTATGAATCTTTTGATGATAATGACGCATCTTCTCCATATGTAATTCTTACCGAATCAGTATTTTTTGCTGCAAGCACACTTATTGTAGGTAAAACTTCTGGTGCTAGAGGTAGAGTTATCACTTTCTCTAACTCAGATCTAAAACTTTATTATGTTGCTCTAAATGAAATTCCATTTATTACTGGAGAAACTATTGATGGTGAAAACAGTAGTGGTGAGGCAATTACTGGTATCATTGATGATGGAGAAAATTCTATCTTCGCTGGTAGTAAAGTAATTACAGATCAATTTGAATTAGAAGCAGGACAGAGAACTAATTTTTATGATGTTTCTAAACTTGTTCGTCTTCCTTCTACAGTAGCACCTACAAGAAGACTGCTTGTAATTTTTGATTTCTTCACTCACGAAGCATCTGGTGATTATTTTTCTGCAGAATCTTATAGTGGAATTAGTTATAAAAATATTCCTAATTATAAGTTGGATGGTTCTATTAAGTTTATTAGAGATCAAATTGATTTCCGTCCAGCTGTCAAAGAACTGAGAAATGGTTCTGGAACAGTTAGTGCTCCCTACTTTGTTAACTGTACTACATTTGATTTTGTTTCCAGAGTGTTTGATACAACTGGTGGAGCGGGTGGTGCAACTATTTTTGATATCATGCAAGTAGATTCATCGTTTAGAGCAGATTACTCATGGTATCTCCCAAGACTCGACAAACTGTATCTCTCTCATGATAGTAAATTAATTGTAAGTAAGGGTGTATCTGGTTATTATCTCATTCCCCCTCCAAAGATTGATAATGCCATGCTTCTGGCAACAATTGAGTATAAACCATATGTATTTGATCCAGAGAGAGATGTCCTGATTGACACTGAAGTTATTCGTCGTTATACGATGAAGGACATTGGTGATCTTGAGCAAAGACTTACTCATGTTGAATATTATACGTCTTTATCTTTATTAGAATCTCAAGCAGAAAATACTAAGACCTATGATGAAAATGGATTTGATCGTCTTAAGAACGGTTATGTAGTTGACGACTTTACTGATCATACAACTGGTGATGTCTTTAGTCCTGATTATAAGTGCTCTCTTGACTTTAGAGAAGGGCAGTTACGTCCTCAGCACTATACAACTAATGTCGCTCTGCAATATAATGCAGCAGACTCTACAAATATTGTTAAGACTGATGGTAATGTATTAATGCTTCCTTACGAACAGGTTGCAATTATTACACAACCATATGCCTCCAGAGCAGAAAATGTCAACCCATTTAATGTGTTTACATTTATTGGTCGTATTGATTTGACACCAGCATCAGATGACTGGATTGATATTGAGCGTCTTCCTGCTCGTGTTGAGAATATTGAAGGTGACTTTTCTTCAGTCTCTAGAGATTTGCAAGTCGATCAAAATGGTTTTGCTCCTATTCAGTGGGGTTCATGGCAGACCAATTGGACTGGTGAAACATTAACCTCTTCTTCTTCTACAAGATCGAGATCTGGTACTTTTGGTGTTGGTCGTCAGTTAGGTCGTCTGGGTCATGGTCAGCGTCGTCAAGGTCTATTCTATCTTCACGAACGCCGTACCTTTAGAGTTGTCAATAATCAATCCCGTCAAGGTGTTCGTAGCAGAGTTGTTCCTAAGATTGAACGTAGGTCTTTAGGTGATACAGTTCTTTCTAGAAGCGCCATTCCTTGGATTCGTTCGAGAAATATTGGTTTTAATGTTGATAGAATGAAACCTCGTACTAGATTCTATACATTCTTTGATGGTATTAATGTAACCAATTATATTACGCCTAAGGTTATTGAATTAATTAAAAATTCTACAACCGACTCTCGAACAAATGAAACTCCCTTTGTTGTCGGAGAAACAGTTATTGGTCAAACTTCTGGATGTCAGTTAAAGGTTGTTGCACCTGATGATGGTTACAAAACCAATCCATATGGTAAAGGAACTGAAGCACTTCCCACTTCATATTCTTCTCAAACTGCATATTTAAATCATGATATCACTGCAATTTCTGAAACAGTATCCCCCGATTTCTTCGGAAATATGCAGGTTGGTGAAATTTTAATCGGTCAAACTTCTGGTGCTAGAGCAATCGTTCAGGATCGTCGTCTTCTGACCGACAATGTAGGTAATATTCAAGGCACATTCTTTGTTCCTTCTCCTAAGAATGATGCAAATCCTCGTTGGGCAACTGGATCTAGAAACTTTAGATTTACATCAAATGAAAATAATAGTAAAGTTGCTGGTGCGGTAGATTCTTCTGCTGATACAACTTATTCTGCAACGGGCACTTTACAAACAGTTCAAGAAAACATTCTTGCTGTTCGTAATGCTGAAATTGTTAGAGATACTGTATCTGAAGATAGAGTTGTTCAAACCACTAGAACTGAGACTCGTCAGATTGGTTGGTACGATCCCCTTGCACAATCATTTATTGTAGAGGAAGAAGGTGGTGTATTCATTAGTTCTGTTGATGTATTCTTTAGAACTAAAGATGATAATATTCCCATCTCTATGCAAATTAGAACAATGGAGAATGGTTATCCCACGAAGTCTATTCTTCCATTCTCTGACGTTACAATTACACCAGATCAAGTAGAAATTTCTGAAACTGCTGCTGTAGCAACTAAATTTACATTTAAAGCACCAGTATATATTAAATCATCTGTAGAATACTGCTTTGTTCTGTTATCAGACTCTAATGAGTATGAAGTTTGGATTTCTAGAATGGGTGATATTGATGTTACTGGCACAAGAACAATTTCCGAACAACCATATGCTGGTGTTCTATTCAAATCACAGAATGCATCTACATGGACTGCAGATCAATATGAAGATCTTAAGTTTACTGCATATCGTGCAAACTTTACCCAAACTACTGGAACGGTTGCTCTCAATAATGCACCTCAAGGAAAAGGTAATAATGGTATTCATAGATTAATTGATAATCCAATTCAGACTATCAAACCAAAACTTGTACTTAGTGCTGGTCCAAACTCTACTCAATATACTTTTAGTATTGGTGCTCGTTTATTGCAAGAAACTTCTGGTGCTGAAGCAACGGTAGTTTCTTCTACAACATCTAATAGTGCTGCAGATACTATTACAGTTAATGATGTTTCTGGTAATTGGTTACAGGGAACAGCTTCAACCTATAGACTAAGATCTTCTGATGCACTAGCAACTATGGTTGTTGGTAACGTATCTGGAACATTGGAAGTTGGTGATGTTGTTACTGGTGCATCTTCTGGATCGGTCGGTATCGTTAAAACTTGGAATGGGTCTAATGCATTAGTACTTCATTATATTACTGGTGCATTTACAAATGCTGAAACTCTGAATGAATCAGGTGGTTGGACTGCAACTGTAACATCTTCTACTGAAAGTGGTGATTCTTTCGGTGCATATCTACCCAGTGCTCCGACTTTTGCAAATGATGAGAAAGAAATTCTTATCTATCATAGAAATCATGGTATGCATCACAGAGCAAATAATGTATCAATTGAGGGAGTTCAATCTGAAGTTTCCCCAACAAGTCTTACTGGTGCATTAGCAGCTGCAGCAACATCTATTACAGTAGATAGTGCAGTTGCTTTCCATACAGTTGTTAATGGTGCGGCAATTAGTAATGCTAATCCTGGTTATCTAAAAATTGAAGATGAAATTATTAAATATAGTGCAATTTCTAGTGACGGAAAAACTATTACTGTTGCAACTTCTGGTAGAGGTGCGAATAATACCAATGATGTAACACATGCATCTGGTGCTGTTGTAGAGTGTTATAATCTTGATGGCATTCCACTCATTGATATTAATAAAACACATACAGGTCTTGAGTGTCCTTGGATTGATACATACATGCTTCAAATGACTGGTGTTGCTAATAATGGAATTCGTGCGGGTGGTAATAGAGTTTTTGCTTCTCAGAATGTTCAATTTGAAACTCTTACACCAACAGTTTCTGTTATGAATATGCCAGAAACAGATATTACTGCTAGAGTTAATACAACTACTGCAACTTCTGTTGGTGATGGTGGTGGAGAAGGCGGTTCTTCTCCTAGAGATCAATCGTCGTTTGTCAATGATGGCTCTTACGTGCCTATTACTCTGAATGATCTTAATTTCTTCCCCAATCCTAAGATGATCGCATCTTCTGTAAATGAAAATGCAAAACTTGATGGAGAAAAATCTTTAACAATGTTAATTGATCTTTCTACAACTAAATCTTCACTCTCACCAGTTGTTGATCTTGATAGGTGTTCTTTGATTACAACATCCAATAGAATTAATGAGTGGCCTGGTGGTTCTTCTCCTTATGGACAGCAAGGGCAGATTGATCGCTCTCAGGATGTTTCTACACTTCCAGTTGGTGATCAAAATGATTGTGTATATATTACACGACTTGCTCGTCTTATTAGAGAATCTAGATCTTTAAGAATTGATTTCCAAATGTCTCGTCCTCCTGAGGCAGATGTTAGAATTTACTACAGAGCATTTAGCACTGGAACTAATGATGACATCAACTCTATCGGATGGACACAATTTGATAAAGCACTTCAGTATGATGATTCGCCTAATGAAGAAGTTCTCTGGAAAGATTATTACTATGAAGTGAGTGGTTTGAACTTTAACGCATTCCAAATCAAGATTGTTATGAGATCTTCAAGTCAAGCAAGAGTTCCACTAATTGCTGACCTTCGCGCTATCGCACTTGCAACCTAATGAATGAACTAGAAGGATTGATTCCAGTTGAGGGAAAGGAGGGTCTTTATAGAGATCCTTCTTCCAATGCTATCGTCAAGGGTAACATTGACGAATATGATAAATATATGGCATCTTATAATAAGAGGCAAAAAGAAGATGCAGAAAAGAAAGCTTTACAAAAAGAGGTTTCTGATCTAAAATCTGAAATGAGTGATATTAAGTCACTCTTACTAACGTTAGTCCAAAATCAAAGTAAACATTATGACGATTGAACAAGTTGCTCAACCAGAAATGCTTCGACAATTTAGAGAGCGTTTTACTGCATTGGTTGATGAAAATAAACAATTGGCAGAAAAAATTAAAGAGAATGAAATTACTGCGTTGAAACTTCAGGGTGCTATTGAAGCACTTGAATATTATAATCCAGAAACAATGTCAGCACCACCCGAAGATGAGGTGGTTGATGAAGTAGAATCAGCAGAATAATATCAGGGGGCAATGTCCCCCTTTTTTAATGGCATAAATAACTCAGAAGCATAATCTCTTAGAGTTGTCGTAAACAATGGCAAATAGAATTCAATTAAGACGTGGTGGTGCTCAGGAGTGGTCCAACTCTAACCCCATCCTCGCTCAGGGCGAACTAGGAATAGAACTTGATACGGGTCGTTTCAAAATTGGCGATGGTGTAACTGCATGGAATACGCTAAGATACGAGCGTCCAATTGAATCCACGTCAAATACTGCTAACACTCTTGTTCAGAGAGATACTGATGGTAATTTTGCTGCAGCAACTATTACAGCAACATTGATTGGTAATGCTTCAACTTCTACCAGACTTTCAAGTTCTAGACAGATTCAAATTACTGGTGACCTCAGTGGTTCTGAACTTTTTGATGGTTCTCAAAATATTTCTATTGATGCAACTTTAGATCTATTATCAAGTTTACCTCACCACGATAATACGGATAGTAGTTCTGGAACATACACAAAAGTTGTTGTTGATGCAAAAGGTAGAGTTACTAATGGATCTATTCCATCAACTCTTGCAGACTATAATTTAAACGGAACTGTAGAAGGTCAATCTGCACAAGCATATGATCTTGATCTGGTAGCTCTCTCTGGTCTTACAACTACTGGTTTTATATCTAGAACTGCCACAAATACGATGGCAACCCGTACAATTACGGGAACAACAGGTAAAATTACTGTTAATAATGGTAATGGTGTTGGTGGCAATCCAACATTAGATCTTGCAACTACTGCTGTAGTTGATGGCAATTACAATACAGAATCTTTAACTTCAGTTAGTGCTGTTGGTTCTAACGATGAACCTTTTGGTACAGCAACTGTAAATGCTGTTAAATTTTCTGTTGATGATAGAGGTCGTCTGACATCTGCAACAAATGTACCTATCGCTACAGCAACTGAGGGTAGTAAGTATGCTATCTATGGTGCAAGCACTGCGTATGCTAGATATGATATCATCGAAAATGCATCAAAAGTCTATCAAGCGTATCAGGCAATTAGTGCTGGTGCTGGCGCTCCTACTCATTCCAGCGGCGATTCTGGAGGTTGGCGCTACCTCGCGGCTGCGGCAACAGAGCAGAAGGGACTGGCTTCCTTTGCACAGGAAGATTTCGATGTTGACGGCAACGGGCACGTCA